CGGTCTTATGGGTTGGACGTACGACGAGAATGACGGCCTGCCAACCGCAGAGCTTGGTATTCTTATCTCACTTGTATTGGACGAGAACCAGTTCCGTGAGGTGGCTACGCTCGACATCATTCGCAACAAGTTCGTGGATGGCCCTGCTGACTACGCTACGATCCCTCTGATCGACGCCAACACTGGTGTTGAGTATTCTCGTATGCAGGTTGCTGCATTTGAGATTATGCCTGCTGGTCGGTCAGAGCAGCGCAGTACCCGCAATATTGCAATCCAGTTGATGAAAACGCAGATTGACTAATGCCTAGTCCTGACTCGACAATTCAGTATAGTATCAACGTTTACACCCAGACGGGTACTAGACAGTCAACTCTAAAGACCGAAGAAGTCGATCGGGGTATGACTTATATGTACAACCTGATTATGCAAGAGGTTGCATTCAGGGCTGTCAAGGGTAAGGAAGATGCCTTGACACGTAGCATTGATTCTACGTTCAAGGCGATTGTCGAGATGGAGTTGAAGCGCATGGCCCGTAAGATCGGGCAGCTTATCTTCGTGAAGGACAGCGCAGCCAAGGCACGTACTGGTTACCTACCGCGTGGTCAGTTGGAGATTGTGGGTAACACCTCGCAAGCAATGCAGGGACTAACCAGCCCTGTGAAGCTCTCCACTGGTACTGGCTATTGGCCTGCTCGTAATTACAAGTACCTCCAGAAGCGCAAGAAAATGGGTGGAGGAAACTGGTTTAAGGTAACTGGCGAACTCAAGAGCTATCTAACTAACGCTGGTGCGTACACGCAAGCCTATGGTCCGATCAAGGTCAAGTACACCAAGGCTCCCAAAGGGACGCCTCTACCTCAAGGCAAGATGCCTGTAACCAAGATGGGTGTTGGTGTAGGTGGTCGTCGCTCGACTGATATCACCTTTGGCAATGTTGAGGTCAGTGCGCTGGGTAGCATCACTAGTGACATGATTAACAGCCCTGATCGGATGCAACCGAAGGCGTGGTCAACCGGGTTGTTCGAGAGCTTTCCCGACAAGATCGAGCGTAAGCTTCTCAATCGTGAGGAGGCTTACCGTCCCTTCCTCGAACAGTTCCTTGCTTTCTATATGACGCGAGCAATCCCCAATGCGGTGTTCCGTCGTATCGAGGATGTGATGTATGCCGAGGCCACGCTTGTCGGTAGTCGCAAGGTGGCGACTGCGAAGAAGTACTCTGGCAAAAATCTAAAGAGCCTGAGCGAGCAGCTAAAGCCTATCCTAAAGTAGCAATGAACAGACCAAGCTGTTCGTCCACACGGATCACGTCTTTACCGTCAACACGGTCCTGACGTTGTAGAGGATGGTTAGTAATAAAGCGAGCCGTCTCGTTCGAGATATGCGTCTCACGGTCGAACTGTTCAGGCGTAGGTTCGTACGATCCCCAGATATATGCCGGGGTCATGTCTTGCAGGTTTTCGGTTTCTTTCAGCTTAACAACTGAGTGTTGCACTGATACCCGACGCTGCCAGTGGAACTTGTGGTCGTCTGCTTGGAATAGACGGAAGGAACGAAAGACCACGCCCTGTGCCGTCTCACTGTCACCGTGCTGACCAATCAAGTAAACCGTTCCACCCTGAGTACGCAAGATCATCTTGGTAGTCAGGGGGAGCAGCTTATCCACGCGGAGCAGTCGACGGGGCGGGGAGAACACGTAGGATGGCACCTGAGTCTGGCTGATCTCGTCAATGATGCCCTTAAAGACACCAACTCCATTCTCGATGATCTCGAACGAAGTCTTGAACTTGTCGTCAGAAGAAGCCAGACTCAACATTAACCGCCACCTATCATCTTAAAGAGGTCATTCAATTCTTGGACAGCCTGATCGGGAGCCATGTCGTTAACCTTCTTCGGTTCGGGCTTATTCTTTTTATCTTCGCCGAAGATGCTGCTTACGATATCTGCCATAGAATTGTAGTACTGCAAATGGTTAGTCGAAACCGTGTCGATTTTCAACTTAATTCGATAGGTTACGTCATACCAGATGTGGGACCAGATCAGGTCCTCGTACTGGCTGGGCATAAGATCGAAGGACCAGCAAACCTGCTCCTCATGACTCATGTTACCCAGCCATTCCTCAAGCGGTTTTAGGACGCTTTGTTTAGCCGATCCTGATACTTTTCCACCACCGGACGAGTCTTTTCGGCGGTGGATATTGTAAAATGCATAACGTGGTCTGCCACCCACGCAATGATCGAGTCGAGTTCAAGCGGGCTGATATCAATCTCGTAAGGATTGATAAGCTCGTCAACGTTCTCTACCGCCTTCTGCATAGGCGTGAAGAGACGACGGATAACCAGATCGCGTACGTTGGCATCAGTCATCAGGATGGATACAGTATCCTCCTGCTCACCAATCAGACGCATGATATCAGTGAACATGCCATAGGTCATGACAAGTTCCTGATCGGCCTCAGTCTTGATGGATTTATTAGGAATGGATTGCGGGGACGTCGCCATGTGCTAGCTTCTCTGCTTCTTTGGGGGAAATGCGCCGGAACACAAACTCGCGTACGGCCTGCTCAAAATTCACTTGCTGTTGAAGCCCGAACTTGATAAGTCGGAGAATAACAGTGTTCATGGCCACCTCTTCCTTGATCGCCATATTAGCGATCACTTCGTAGAGGTCCATGGGTAAACGTACGCTTTGCGTGTTGTTCACCTTGGTTTTTGCTTTTGGTGTTTCTTGGTTCATAAGTTGACCATTGCCATTTAAGTGAAACCAAGTCAAGGATATAAAACGAAATTCAGTGTAAATAGAGGATACTATTACTATGGCAAATGTTAACAATCCTTCGTTTCTGATCGGTAACGCCACGGTAATGGTGGCCCCTCAGTCCACCGATGTGTTCTCGCTTAACCCGGATCAGCACTCGGTTGGTATGGTTAAGAACGTGACCGTGGGTGTTGAGTCGGATACGATTGAACTCCGCAACGGCATCTTGCAGGCGCTGGTTGATTCGCAGAAGTCGAACGTTCGTATGACGACCACGTTCGAGGGCTACGAGTTCTCGGCTCAGAACCTGTACCGTTCGCTCGGTTATGCTCAGAACGCAGTTGTGCAGCGTCGTCGTGGTCGTCTGACCGCCAACGTCGCGGCTGGTTCGACTACGATTTCGATTGAGTCGCTGCCGGTTCCGGGTGACGCCAACTCCGGTATCACTGCAATCGGTAACATCCCCTCGGGTGCGACTGTCCTGATCCAGAAGGCCAACCAGCCTGACTACGTGTTCCCGGTCCGTACGACTGCGGCCACGAGCGGCACTGGTCCCTACACCGCGACGATCACGGCTGTGCCGACCGGCATGTCGTTCTCGACCGGTGATATCGTTTGGGTCGTGAACGAGCTTGATATCGGTTCGACCATCACGCAGGGTGATTTCTTCTGCATGAAGATCGCTGGTACGCTGTCGGCATATAACGTGCCGCTGGTTGTGGTGTTCCCGAAGATCAAGATCACGAAGGGCTTCAACCTGTCGTTCAGTGAGACTGACTACTCCAACCTTCCGTTCGAGGTTACTCCGTACTTCCTTGCGCAGTCGGAAATCTCGGGCCGTCTGGCGGAGATTGGTGTCAACATGAACGCCAAGGCTTACGTCGGTGCGTAAAGAATAAACTTGCAATTAGACTCAGAACCCCGGTATTACTACCGGGGTTCTTTTTATTTGGAGTGGTGCCTTGGCTAACAACGGCGCGAACATTAACGCGAATGTCGGTATCAATGTTAGCGAAGGCGGTCTGGCCAAGGTCATTGCTGACCTCGATGCAAAGATCGAAGGTACTCTTTCCAAGATCGCAAAGCTGGGCGATGTAGCCCAAGGTACTGCGGGCAAGATGACCCAGAAGGCCAAGCAGGACCTTGGCGATATCGACATCAATGTCAAGCAACTCCAGCGTGCAGTCCAACAGTTGCAGACCCTGACCAATGCTGGTCAGCGTGGCACCAAGAACAACATTGCCAACCTCACTGGTGGTCTGGACGACGCAAAGATTGCACGCTCTGTTCGTGCGGTCAACGAGTTCAAGCGTAGCCTCGATGAGTCGATCACGACCAGTGATAAGCTCAAGGCACGCATCAATGCTATTGATACAGAGACGGCTAACCTTGCTCGTACTGGACAGAATCAGAGCGCGGCCCGTCTCCGTCAGCAGGAGCAGTTAAACACTACTCTCAAAGAGTATGAGGGCCTGAACTCCAAGCTTAATAACACGACCGCCAAGGTTGGTTTCCTGTCGCCTGATAGTCAGCGCAAGATGGAAGCTATGGTTTTGGAAGGCCAGAAACTTCGTCAGGTATTTAACGATCTGGCTGGTGATGGTCGTCGTACCAACTTCAACTTCCTGACGGAAGCAATGAAAACTCTTACCCTTGAGATGGATAAGCAAATTGCTGCGCTCCAAACTCAGGAACGGCTCGAAGTCAAGATGGCTAATGCCACTCGCGACCGTGCGCGTGAGCTTCTGGCTGTGTCCACTAATCAGCGTCAGACCAACATCGAGCGTGGCTCAGCCAGTGCGATGGGTAAGCTGACTAACAATCAGCAGGGTCTTGGTTACGCTCTCGGGGATACTGGTCTGGAGACTCGTCTCACTCGTGCGAGTGCTGGCTTTGCTGAGGCCAAGCGTCGCCTTGAAGCTGCAATGTCCACGACCTCGGGTGCTACCGACAAGGAGATTGCAAAGCTCGTCACGCAGATGGAGTTCTTTGATCGTAAGATCATTGAGACGATTGCCTTGCAGGGCCGTCGTGCGGCTGATGCGTCTGCTTTCAACAAGCAGGAAGCTGCGGCTATTGAGCAGACTATTGCCAAGTATGACCGTCTGGCTCAGGTTGAGAAGCGTATTCGTTTCAAGGAGGTCAGTGATGGTATCCGAGACAGTGAGAAAGCCCTCAAAGATTTCGACAAACAGCTTGCTGGACTTGATGCAAACGGAAAGATCAGCCCACTTAAGAAAGCTTTCCAAGGATTGCTTGGGGATGGTGGCCTTGGTCTTATTGCTCGTGTCGGTATCTATGCTACTGTCTCTACTGCTATCTACAATGTCATTGGTGCGCTAAAGGATGGTGCCAAGTTTGCTATAGAGTTCGAGGACAAGCTTGCTACCTTGCAGGCTATCTCTGGTGCAACCAACACGCAGTTGGCGGGACTCAGTGCAACAATTCTCGACACTGGTAAGAACTCGCGCTACGCCGTGGTTGATCTGGCCGAAGCTGCTACCCAGTTGGCTCAGGCTGGTTTCTCGGTTGCCGATACCCAAGTTGCTCTGCGTGCCGTATCTGACTTTGCTGCGGCTTCTGGTACGAGCATCAAGGAGTCGAGCGATCTTATCACGAGCGCGCTGGGTGCCTTCCAGATGCAGGCGTCTGAAGCTAGTCGTGTGACTGATATCTTCACGGCTGCGTTGAACCGATCCAAGCTGACCAGCCAGCAGATTGCTCAGGCTATCCAGTACGTCGGTACGACTGCCTACGAGCAGAACATTTCGCTTGAGCAGTTGGTTGCTACCGTTGGTTCGGTGGCTGCTGCCGGTGTGCGTGCGGGTTCCACTCTGGGTACTGGTTTCCGTCAGTTGCTGGTTGACCTTGCCAACCCGACCGAGAAGCTCAAGACAGAGTTGTCCAAGCTGGGTCTGAGTGTTGGTGACGTGGACGTCAAGAGCCGTGGCCTGACTGCGGTTCTGAATACCCTCAAGGATTCTGGCTTTGGTGCGGCTCAGGCTTATCAGGGTCTGGAAGTTCGTGCGGCTGCATTCTTCTTGGCTGCGAAGAACAACCTCGATGTCTCGCAACAGTTGCAGCTTGCTGAGTCCGAGCGTGGTGTTGCAATGATTGCAGCAGAGCGCGCCATGGATTCACTGTCGGCTCAGACCCAACGGTTCTACAACATCTTGGGTAAGATCGCATCTGATGCTGCTCCGCTTGAGTTCTTGAAGAGCCTGACCCGAGCAGCGGCTGATCTTGCCGAGGAGTATAGTGCTACCTCCGAAGAGTTCAAGAAACTCAAGGAAGCTGACCTCAGCGGGGCTAACGGTTTGTTCGCTCAGATTCAGGCCCAGACCGAGGCGTGGTACAAACAGGCTAACGAAGTACAGAATGTCGAGACGGCACTGTATAAGCTCATCACCACTGGTAGTATCTATGGTGAGACTGCTGACAGGATGAAGGTAGAGAATGAGAAACTGGCTACTGCCAGTGCTAACTCTGCTGACGAGTTGAACAATCAATCTACTAAGGTTGGCGAAGTTGCCAACGAGTTTCAGAAGCTGATTACGCAGGGGGGTTCCTTGCGTAATGATAGCGTTGAGACTGCCATTGTTACTAACAGCCTGACCTCTCGCTTCGAGGGTCTGACCAGTATGCTTGGTAACACTGCTAATGGTTATGACAATCTGGTTATTGCTATGAAGCGCTATCAGGCTCAGCAGCTTGTTACCCTTAGTAATAAGGCTGCTGTCGATGCAGATCAGAAGGGGCGTCAGTTCACTGGTCTTAGCAACCAGCTTAACAGCCAAGTCGATCAGATTCGCTACAGCAAGGAGTACAGCCGTCTGGCTCCTGATTCGCGTGAGCGTCTGGAAGGATTGTTCCGAGGGGCCGCCGCTGGTCAGGCTGGTGCTGTGCAGGGTATCTTTGAATTTGCTGGACGCCTCAAGGCTCTTAACCCCAGCCTTGGTCAGTTTGCTGAGAGCATTCGCCGCACGGCTCCTGTGTTCTCTGATCGTAACGCTACGCGTGTTCAGGGTCGCGCTAGTCAGCGACTTGCTGCGGATGCTACCATTCAGGCTGATCCTCGTTTCCGTCAGCAGCAAGATCGCTTGGCCAATATCAATGGCCGTCTGGGTGCTGCCCTGACTACTGCCACTGAGCAGACCGCTGCTCAGCGTGCAGCTACGATGGCTCCCATCGTTCGTGACATTGATGCGAGTATCGCACATATTGACACACTCATTAACCAGAACAAGGGCAAGGAAGCTGTCCTTCGTAACTTGAATAATCAACGTCAGGAGTTTGTTGCAGCCCGTACGCAAGCTACAGGTACTGCCAAGGCTACTGCTAAAGAGACAAAGGCAGCAGAGCGTGAGGCAGCTAAGGCAGAGCGTGAGCGTAAGAAGCAAGAACGTGCGGCTGCTAGTGCTGCTCGTCAGTTCAATAGTAACGAGCTTTCTGCTTCGCAGGCCGGTCTGCGTGCTGCTGATAAAACTCTTGCTGCGTTCCTGAACGGACAGGGCCAGAACTTTAACATCAAGAACATGGACGAACTGTTCGAGCAGGGTGATGATGCCTTGAGCGAGTGGATCGATGCGCGCAAGGCTGTTCTGTCTGATGCAATCAAGAAAGCTGGTCTGACCCAAAGCCAGATTAAGGAACTGACCGAAGCAGCGAACGATGAAATTGCTGCCAAGCAACAGGCTACCGTTCAGCGTCAAGTCGAGATTATCGACAAGGCTGTTAACAGCTTCGTGGAACGTTCTGGCCGTCGTATCGAAGCTAGCTATAACATAGCGACGGCTGAGCTGGATAATCAGGTTGCTCGCCAGAGTGGTTTAACTACCGGGCTTAGTAATCCTCTGCTTGGTATTGTACCCAAGAGTACGCAGGTTGTTCAGCAGCGTCAGGCTGATCTGGCTCAGTATAATGCTGACCTACAGAAAATCGGTAAGTACGACAGCCGTATTGGTAGCTTCACTGGTGGTGAAAACGAGAGCCGTATCAAAGAATACAACCTCGTTATCGAAAAGATCACCGAACAAATTGACGAGATGCAGAAGCTTAAAGACGAGTCTGATAAGATTGCTGCATCTAGTGAAAAGGGTAGTGAAGCTTATCGTAAAGCCATGATCGATTCTGCAGGTTATAGTGAAGCTGTGACTCGTCTGGGTGATACGTTTACTACTGTGAATAACAAGGCTCTGGAGCTTACCAAAGCTAACGATAACCTGCGCGCTCAGTACGAGGCTTTTGAACTCAAGCCTAAGACCTTCGGTGAGGGTTTGCAGAACTCCATTCAGGGTTTTCGTATCGAGAACAACATTGGTTCCTCGTTGCAGGATCGTCTCATTGGCAACATTGACGGCGCACTCGATACGGCTCACCAGAGCTTCCAAGAGTTCTTCTCTGGTGTTGTCACTGGTACGAAGTCGGTCGGTGCCGCGTTTGGTGACATGGCCAAGGCAGTGATTAGTGCTATCGTGTCAATGGCGGCGAAGGCGGTTGCTACCCAAATCTTCGGTCTGTTGCTCAGCTTCATTCCGGGTATGGCTGGTGGTGGCTCCAACCCCGGTGGTATTGGAAGCAATAGTCTGGCTAACAATCCATTCAACATTCGTGTGTGGAATGGTGGTCCTATTCCGGGACCTGATGGTAGCTACGTGCCTGAGCGTCGTATTGGTGGTGGCGCAATCACTGGTGGTCTGCCCACGCGCGATAGCACTCTGGTCCATGCGGCCAAGGGTGAGTTCATGCTTCGTAACTCGTCAGTCAAGAGTATCGGTCATGAGTTGTTGAATGACATGAACAACCGTGGTGCGACTGCGCTCAACAAACTGCGGGGTAGTAACATTGTCATGCCTCAATCTCGTCTGGACTCCAACGTTTATGTTGTGCTTCCCGAAGAGAGGCCGCAGCTTGGTGAGAATGATATTCTTGCTATTGTCAGCCGCGACATGCTACGTGGTGGTGCTACGAAGCAACTCGTTAAACAGATTTCATCGGGAGGTTAACTTGGCAGGTAACTTTGACTACTGCCCTAAATCACGAGTAGTGACAGAGCTTGCGCCTGACGAGACGGACGTGATGAGCATGAATGGTTGGCAGTTCTCGTCTCGACCCCGTACACCTTATCGGCCTTCGTTCAAGGTCAAACTGAGTGGTATGCGTTGGTATCTAAACAGTGCTGGAACTGCACTAGATGTCACGACCAATCCTACCATCAACGCTGGACGGTTACTTAATTTCTACAAGCTTAACCGCAAGTGGGATACCTTCTCATTTCCACATGAGTATCTGGGTATCATCATTTGTAGGTTCAAAGACCCTGTGAATATTCCTGCGGCAATCCCAGACTCTGGTGGACTTATTGAAGCATTCGAGGTAAACCTTATTCAGCATAATGCTTCTTGGACTATTTAATGCCAGCTATTCCTGCAACCCATATCAGTGATGCACACAAGCTAATTGCTGATGCAAAGATTGACCTCTACGAACTGACCCCTAGTATTGGGTCCGGTACGCTTCGTTTCAAGAATGACTCCAATGAACGCTGGCTGGGCAACGACTATACTGGACTACCAGTGAAGTTGTCAGGTGAGACGTTCACGAGTCAAGGATCAGCGCCACAGCCCTCACTACAGATTGGTGATATGGGTGTGAACCTGTCTCCGTTCAAGCCGTTGATCTTTAATGGTGGAATGGATAATGCTCGCATTGTTCGCTACCGTGTCTTGCTTGATGATCTAATTAACAATCGAAACATCAAAGAAGTTTCAGTGTATCGTGTAAAACGTATCGAGTCCTACTCGGTATCACAGATCACTGTTAGTCTAGCTGTGTTCTCGCCTAGTGGTCCGAGCAGTATGCCGTTTAGACAGTTTGTTCCCCCTGACTTCCCATTTGTGGTGCTGTAATGGATTATGAGAATCTGATCGGTCGTGCCTACGACCCTGTTAGTGCTAACTGCTTCACCCTGTACCGCGATCTGTACAAGCAGAACTTTGGTATCGAGGTCCCCCACTACGCTGTTCCTAATGATTGGGACCCAGAGAAGCTCGACCTGATTGGCTCGCTCTACAAGGACGTGGGCATGGAGAAGGTTGATACGTGGGACCTGCAACCGGGTGACGTTCTTGCCACCGCAGTTGGCTCAACCAACCCTAACCATCTGGTGATCTATGTTGGCGACAACAAGATTATCCATCATAAGCTGAATCTCCTCTCGACCGAGGAAGCGTGGCGACCCTTCTGGAAGATGGTAACATGCTACGTCCTGAGACACCCTGACGTACCGGACCTGACTCCGGTGCTGCCGGATATTACCATTGAGGACTTGTTGAAGTCGCAACAAATTTTGGGCTAGATTTCTATACAAGTATATTACTTATATATTTTTTTACGCGTAGGGATGATGTTGAAAAAATATATATAAGGGAAGAGAGATATGGATAAGCTTCTAGAATACCTGAACCCCGACGACAAACACGAACGGTGTGGTCTGATCCTTAACGACGGTCAGATCATCGAGGTGGATAACGCCCACGGCGATCCCGAGCATGGGTTTGAGATTCCTGCCGAAATGTTGGTTCGTCATGAGAAGAAACTCAGCGGCACTTGGCACACACACCCAAATGGTACGAGCCAGTACAGCCAGATGGATCACCTTGGGTTTTCTCAGTGGCCGCAACTTACTCATTTCATTATCAGTCCCGCTGGTGTAATAGGTTATAAGGTAGTCAACGGAAGCGTCGTATATGCAGATTAAACTTCATGGCCATATTGCAACGGAGTACCCCGATGATTATTTCATCGAGGCCGCTACCGTGGCTGAGGCCATTGAAGGTTGGTCGCGTCAGGTTGGGTTCTATACCCATCTTCCTATCGAAGATCGACCGGTTCTGCGCGTGCTTGGGTTCGACACTCCCGAGAGTCTAACCGAGCGTACGGAACAAAAGGTGATCCACCTTGTTCCAGCTATGATAGGCGGCGGAGGTAACTTCGGCAAAATCCTCATCGGCACGGCTTTGATCGTGGCCGGTGTTCTGGCATTGCCCAACTTGGCAGTCGGTGGCGCACTGATCGGTGCGGGTATCGGTATGGTCTTAGGTGGTGTCATGGGATTCTTTGTCAAGGCACCTACGCTGTCGAAGGACAACGACCCGGAGGCTTCCAAGTATCTGGGTCTTAGTAATAACACCCTAGAGATTGGAACGCCTATTTCTAACTGTTACGGCGAGGTGGCCAAATACGGTCACGTTCTCGCACTCAACGTTGACTCCAACGATATGATTACAGGTACGTTTCCTACATCTCCAACCTAAAGGTCAATAATGATTACTGAAATTCTCCAAGACCTACAGCTTCATGCCGACTCCGAAGGTAATCTCAGCCGTGCGCGATACCGTGAGAATGGTTCGTTCTCTACCGAGAAGATCGAGAGTGTGTTCGGTTCATTCCGTGAAGCACGGCGACAGGCGGGTCTTGAACCCACTCGTGGCCAAAAGCAGGTTCTCAACCAGATCGCCAAGCACGTCAGCCATGACGACTATCGGCAGTTCGTAGTAGATCGAAAGGACTATGGTGACAAGTACCGACGCCCCGACTCCAAGCGTTTTCAATCAATGCTTGTCTGTACTGATGTCCACGATATCGAGTGCGATCCTTTCTGGCGAAGGGTTTTCATTGACACGATCCGGCGTGTTCAGCCTGATATCCTTATCTTCGGGGGCGACCTGTTTGATCTGGCCGAGTTTGGAAAGTATGGTGTGGACCCCCGCGAGTGGGACATCGTTGGACGAATCAAGTGGGTCCATGAGTTCTTGCGAGAGTGCCGAGAGGCCGCAGGAGACTCAACTGAGTTTGTTTTAATTGAGGGTAACCATGAACACCGACTCCTTCGTCACCTCTCCGATGCGACGCCAGCGCTCAAGACGGTATTGTCCGACCTTCACGGGTTTACAGTACCTAAGCTTCTCGGTCTTGACGAGTTCGAGGTCCGGTACGTCGCTAGGGCTGACCTCGCTACCTTTACCAAGAGCGATGCTAAGCACGAGATAGGGAAGAACTACGAGGTATTTTATGACTGCTTCATGGTCGATCACTTCCCTGCTGGTGCAGCTAGGGGCGTCCCCGGTGTTAATGGCCATCACCACAAACACCTTGTTGATGCTTATTACAGTCACGTCTTTGGATCGTATGAGTGGCACCAGCTTGGGTCGGGTCATCGTCGGGCGGCTTCATACTGTGATGGGGAAAAGTGGTCAATGGGATTTGCCATCGTCCACGTCGATACCCAAGAGAAGCGATCAATCACCGAGTATGTAGATATTCGGGATTTCGCTTGTGTCGGTGGCACGTACTATGTGCGTGAACCGAGCGAAAGTTAAGCTAGACAACTAGCTCATTGTGCTGTAACTAACAGTCACCTATAGGTGGGATCGTTAGTTGCAGCACAATCTTATTGGTGGTAAAGGCGGATCGTCAGGATCGTTCAAGTCTCTACCAGATACTCTCAGGTCAAACGATTCTTTCGAGATGCTTCTGGGGCTGGGTGCTGGCCGCTGGAAGGGACTCAAGAATGGTTTGCGTTCCCTAGACATCAACGATGTTCCGCTTGAGAACGAGGACGGTAGTTCCAACTTTCAGGACTTCGCCGTCATTTTCGCGGACGGTGATCCCGCTCAGACCCAGCGCATCAACTTCAAACTTGGTGGTGGTGGTGGAACCACGCAGGTCAATCAGCAGATCGGCAACGTCAACACCGGCGTACCCGGTCCATGGGTGACGGCTGCTACTAGCACGGTCGGTGCTGACTTCATTGATCTTCGTCTGGTTATCCAGCAGCTTTACTATCAGGACAACAAGGGCATCAAGGGTAACACCATGACGCTTGAGTTGCAGATGCGTCCGCGTGGCAGCGCCAACTGGATCAATCCTCTTAGCAGCAATGCCGCCCCGACCTACGATGCCAAGAATGGTTTCGCTATCAACGATGGCTTTGATGGTAGCTTGCGTGGTTATATGTTGGCTAAGGCATGGGCCAATACGAATACATGGAACGACCCTAACCCCGGCTACATTGTCATTAACGACAAGACGACCTCTCCTGCCGTCAAGGAGTTGCGTATCGCAGTTCCTAACACTGGTGACTACGCGAACAAGTCGTGGGAGGTTCGTATCCGCCTTATCGAGAAGGATACCAATCAAGCTGATCCGGTTGATGAGAAGCGCACTGTAACCTTCGAGTCCATTGCTGCTGTTATCAAGCGCACTATTGGTGAGACGGAACCGTGGCGTGGTCTGGCATGGTTGCAGATTGTTGGTAAGGCTACCCAGCAACTTTCTGGCGTACCGGCCATCCGTGGTGTGTACGAAACCAAGATCGTCAAGACCCCTCCCTCTAGTGTGTTTAATCCTGAGTCTCGTCAGTACACGACGAATCTGTGGGATGGTAGCTATACCCTGAACTATACTGCTGATCCCGCTTGGTGTATCGCGGATATTATCGAGGACCCAATTTCAGGCATCGCGGCACTGTCTCCGGGTGCAAGCCTTGACAAGTGGGATGCACTGGAAGCTTCCAAGTATTACAGCGAGCTAGTCTCTGACGGCAAGGGCGGTTTGCATCCCCGCTTCTCCATGAACGTCAACCTTGACCAAGTTCAGAACACTAATGATCTGATGCAGTACCTTGCTGGTGCTGTGAACTCCTTGGCTGTGGATACTGGCGATTCTAAGTGGCGGCTCAAGGTTGACAAACCTGAGAACCCCGTCGCGATTTTTACTCGTGATAACATCGTTGGTGAGTTCCAGTATAGTCATACTGACGTGGACTCACGTTTCAACGATTACACGGTTAGCTTTACCAATGCCGAGAACCGGTATCAGGAAGATCGTGTACGTGTATTCGATCAGGCCCACATTGATCGCTTCGGTCGTAAGCCCACTACGATTGTAGCCGTTGGTTGTAACAACCGACAGGAAGCAATGCGTCGTGCAATGTTCCGTCTGCGTGTGTCCACTAACGAGCATCGTCTTGTCAACTTCACAACCAATCGGCAGGGTGGTCTGATCCAACCGCTGAATGTTATCATGGTGGCTGACACTGACCTCGCCTATACTGGCTCGACGGTCAACAGCCTTACCACCACTCGTATTAAGAACATCAATGGAACCACGATCACGCTGGGTGCACCGCTGCGTTTGGAGACGGGTGTTTCCTACAAGCTCAAGATTACGGTTCCCAATCCTGACTATGATCCTGACCGGACTTCTCAGCCGACTAACCCCGATTGGAAGAAGCCCACAATCGTAGTTACCCGTACAGTGACCAATACAGCCTCACAGAGAGGCGATGTCACCGTTCTGTACCTAGACACCGCTCTGCCTGCAAATGCGCCTGTGGAGGCTCCTGTGGCGCTAGAAGCGACAGGTCTGCCTAGCTTGCCCATTGCTTACCGTGTGATGGAAGTTTCTCCGGGGGAGGATGGGGAAACCTACAGCATCCAAGCACTCGTGATCGACAGCGGCAAATGGTTCGCTATGGACAACGTGAGCGAGGCTGCGCTCATGGGTCAGGTGGCAGATCAGACTGTGGCACCTCC